AATTCATCGCTGAATGTGCTACATAAAGGATGTCCCACATGCCACCAAACTGGGAGATAACCTTCTTAGTTGTCATCTCCCATTTGGCGTAGTCAGGTGGTCGAACCAGGTAAGTGGTTTCGGATCCGTCTACATATTTAATTGTTATTTGCTGTTGCATTGTCGCTCCCGTTTCTATTGTTTAGCTGAAGGTCTCTGTGACCGCACCCTTTGATACCTTGAATGTAAAGTCTACAGTCTGAGCATCTGTTCCAGCGCCTCCTGCTGTAGGAAATTCTGGCATTACTGGGAATGAGAATACTGCGCCTGTAGCAGCAGTAAGGCTGATTGTGATGTCTGTGTCTGGCGCTGTCTCTGCTGCTGTCCATAGAGCTTCGCATACTGAGTTAGCCTTACCCCAGTCGGCAAGCATTGAAAGAGCAAAGGTACCTTCGATGTTTGTGGTCTTGTAGGCTTCGCCATCGAGTGTTTGGTATGTCTCACGAACGTTTGTCTTTGTGAGTACTGCTGATGTTGCTTGCGCTTCGATATCTGTTCCACCTGAGAAAGATAGAGAAATATCGCGCCCTGTGATTACTACGGTTGCCATATTATTGTCCTTTAGTTTGTTTGTGTGTAGTAGGTAGAAACTCTGATATCTGCGACCAGCACGTTGGAAGGCCCGACTTGAGTTACCGTTGGTTTTTCAACCGCTCCGACGATGTACCCGGCAGGGATTACCTTCAGAACACTTATTACTAGCTGCTCGAGATTGTCGAGCGATGCAGGATTGCTGTTATATGCAACCGCTACTGAGATTACAAGATTGATTTTAATGTGTAGCGTTGATTTGTTAATGGTCTCTAATTCAAGGTATGGAGAATCTGGGACTGTAACTACGAAAGGAACCATAGGCGCTTCTGGAACGTAGGCGTAAACGTTACCCGCTACGTTTGCAAAGGCTGTGGCTAATGGTGTGCGTACTGTGTCTAAAATTGTGTTTGGCATTACTGCACCATTGAATCGGTATCGATAAACGCTCCGAGAAGTCCTGACACTCGATTGAACAAGCTACGGCCTAAGCGGTATGGGCTTACCTGGGTGAAATCGATTCCCTCGATCTGTCCGCCTGGAGCGATTCGAGATTGGAAGACTTCTACTGAAACGGCTAAGACTGCTGATTCGACCGCGCTGTTGCCTACATAAGTAGCTGCGCCTGAAAGAGTTGCCAAGCCTGATGGAATTACCTTGCGCTCTGTAATGTCAGCGTTTGTAATTGAGACTGTAAAGAAGCCGTTAAATTCTCTGTAAGAACCGTCTAAGAATATGCGTGAATTAGAGCGCAATACAAATGAATCGTAATCTAGGTTGCTAGATTCTAGGATTGTAAAAGTGCCATTAAACGGGGAGCCTACGCCTGTAACTACTACGCTCTGACCCGCTGAAAAGTTGTTATCGCCTAAGACGTAATAGGTCGCAATGTTATCTTGAAGCGCCACGACATCGATCGGGCTTGAGTACTTGACCAACATAGGCAAGATAACTGCCTCAGCCGTATCTATTACATCTGTTAAATAAGCATCGTTATAGAGGGAATTGGAAACGCCAAGCACAGAGCGCAATTCGGCTGGTGTGACTATTGTTGCCATTTCCAATTCCTCTCGTTAAACGACTGGGGGAGCTACCGGGAGCAGCAGCCCCCCCATGATTAGTTAATTGATTACGCAACCATGAAGCGGTATGCGCCAGCGCCAAGCTTTGTAGCTGTTGCGCCATAGCCGTAGTATCCAACTTCAACCTGACCTGTTGAGATTAGGTTTGTTTGGAGTGATAGGCGTGGTGACTCGTACCAAGTGTAAGCATCTGGATTGATAACGATAAGACTGTTATCGCCAAGTCCTGAGCCGTCTGTTAATGCACGTGATACGCGTAGATTTAGTCCGAGTAGGTTTCCGCGAATTGCTGTTGCAGTTAAAGTTCCGCCAGCATTCTGAGGATTAATTGTCTGTTGGAAGATTGGGCGATTTGAACCATCGACCAAGCCCATAAGAGCGCCCCATTGTTCTGGAGATACGCAAATGTTCTGTGCGAATCCAAGAGTGTTCTTGTAAATTGAAACTGCTGCATCTGATACGAAATCAGCAACTAGAGCACCTGTTGATAGTGCTGCGCGGTTTCCGCCGTCTGTTCCACCATTAACCATTGCTGTTGCAACTGCGTTATCTGTGGCCTTTGCGTAAGCAAATTCCATTTGGCGTACGAGTTCAGCGAAGAATGCTGGAGATGAACGGTCGAGGAGCTCTAAACTGAATGTCTGACGTCCAATAAACTTCTGAACACTCACAGTAACGAACGCTGCGTTTTGATCTGTTTCTGATGGTGCGCCACCTTCAGATGCTACTGCAACTGTTGGAGCAACTGTGATCTTTGGAATCTCGAATGACATACCTGCATCAGGTAGAGCGCCACGAGATACTGAGTCAATGAATGGACGATCTGCGTTTGAGATGCCATTGATAACTTCTGTTAGCTGACGTGTTGGAACAAGTCCAGCGTTGTCTGTTGTGTCTGCTGCTGCTGCAACATACATTTTTGATGTGTCGTTGCCAAGATGGGCGCGGACTGAATGCTCGAGATAAGAAGCCTTATCAACGATCGGGTTACGAACAGTTGTTGAAATATAAGGTGCTGTTGCAGCCTTAACTTCAACTCTTGCAGCCTCTACCGTTTCTGCGGCAGGAGCAACTTCTGGAACGGTAGTGTCTGACACTTGTTCTCCTTCTGTGGTTGATTGTGTTTCTTCCTGAGATGTCTCAGAAACTTCATTTTCTACGGCCGCTACTTTCTCGACCTCTGCGCCGGGGATTGCGCCATCTGTAACTAGACTGACCTCGATAAGGTTAGATGCGCTGATAGCCATCACGCCATCCTCGTTATCCCAGTCTGCAACATCTACGCCAACGCTGAAATCGCTGCGAAGTCCAGTTGCTGCTTCTTCTAATGCGTCATTTCCTGCGGTTGTTTTAGCAATCTTAAATTCTGCTGTGATGCCTGTAGCATCTTGCTCGAATGAAACCATCTTGCCTAATGGTCGAGTGACATCGTGCTGAAGTACTAGCTTAATGTTCTTAGCCATAGTGATTGAATCTTCTTTGAACATAGTGCGACCTGCTGAGGTATTGCCTTCAGCATTCCACGACACGATGCGACCTGCGATGATGCGGGATTCTGTATCTGCCGCTGTGATCGCGTAGGGCATTGTTATCTTCATCGGTTCTCCTTATTGTCGATCAGGTCTTCTTCTTCTTGAATTTGCTCAACGCTCATCGCGCCAATGCGGTTTAAGATTTCATAAACTTGAGCGCGGGCGAGTGCATCTGAACGTAGGAACTCGTCTAGGCTGAAACGGATAACGCCAGTTGAAGGGCAGAAATCCGGCATGCTGAGCCTTTGTTCAATCGCGGCGAGAATTGGCTTCATTGAAAAATCGATAAGTGAGCGACGTTCCGAAACTGAGTTGCTATAAGTCATGCTGGTTGTTTCAGCGCTTACGAAATATGCAGGAAGGTTGCAAGCGCGGGCCAATTCCAGAGCGACATATTGGCGAGCCTCATTTAGCTGCAGTTTGGCTGGATCGATGCCCAACGCTTGCAATTCAACATCCGCATTAAGGAACGCGGTTGATTTAGTAAGGCGAGCAGTTCTCCAAGATTCAAGAAGTTTAGATATGCGTTCTGCCGGGAGATTAGTTCCGTTTGATTTTAGTACTTGTAGCGGTACTGGTTCTTTAGCGAAAGTTTCGGCGGCCTGCTCAAGTGCGTGGGCTGCTCGGATTGTGCGCCCGGCACGATTCAACACGCCTTCATCAAGTCCGTAAAATACGACTAGGGAACCTACGCCATTAGTTGGAACGATTGATCCATCAACTTGGTAACCGACGATCTCTGTTTGATTATTATTAAGTTTAGGTGTTACGCGATCTGGTGCAACGCGAGTCCAAGCGCGAACGCGGCCTGTGTCTCCATATTGCTCAAGGACTTGGCCGTAAGCCATTCCGTGAAATAGTAAATCTTCTGCTAGCCATGCGTAAATCGCTGAACCCGGAATGCGTGGGTCTGGTTGATTGATAACTGCTGGAGTTCCCATGTGAGAGCCATCGAGTTTGGAATATTGTCTC